GCTCTCACTGCCACCAGTGCCAACAAGAACGCCAGCTTTACTGTGGCGAATCCTACGGCGCCTCAGCAGAACTCCGCAAGTGTGCTGAACACTGCCAGCGTGGCTACTACCAGTACGTTGAACTTGAAACTGTTTGGCCTGGCCCAGAAGCCTAATAACGCCTTTGGCGCATATGCTGTCTGGAATGTCGTGTTCAACATGCATGAACTGCGTGGCGCTGTTGCTGGCGTGTAATCGCCTCCCAGCTCGCGTCTACCTCTCAATCCATTAAAAGGAAATCAAAATGGCTGGAATTATCAATACGGGTAGCTACCCGAAGGCCCTCTGGGAAGGCGTAAAAGCCTGGTGGGACAGCGCCGCTGCCGGCACACCCCAGTACGCTCCGCTGCTGTTCAAGAAGGAAACCAGTACCAAGAACTATGAAGAGTATGTGCAGTCTGTCGGTCTCGGTCTGGCGACTGTCAAGCCAGAAGGCACTCCGATCTCCTTCGACGGGATGCAGCAAGGCTTTGTGGTTCGCGGCACTAACGTGGCGTTTGGTCTGGGCATTATCGTCACTTACGAGGAACTGCAGGATAACCTCTATGTGAAGCTGACCAAAGGCCGTGTTGAGGCCCTGCGCCGTGCATTTGCAGAGACCAAAAACATTAATGCGACCAACATCTTCAATCGCGCGTTCAATGCCAGTTACAAAGGCGGCGATGGTGTGAGCTTGCTGAACACCGCTCACCCGAATTTCTCCTCTGGTACTTGGGCTAACAAGTTGTCTGTGGACTCGCAATTGTCGCAGGCGGCCATCGAGGACATGCTGATCCTCATGATGCAGGCCAAGAATGACCGTGGATACATCGAGCCGCTGATGGGGGATAAACTGGTTGTTCATCCGAACAACTACTTCAACGCTGAACGCATCCTCGGTACTCCGAAGCAGGTTGGCAGCAATAACAACGACATCAACCCCATCAACACCCAGGGGCTGTTGCGCGGTGGTATTGTCAGCAACCCGTACCTCACCGGCACTGGCCCGTGGTTCATCACCACCAACGCGGCGGAAGGCCTGATCCATCAGGAACGTGAAGCTCTCAGCATCTGGGAAGATAACGATGCTGACACCCGCAACTTCAAGGTTGGCGCGTATGAACGCTATACGTTTATCTGGGTCAATCCTCGCGGCCTGTATGGCAGCAATGCCAGCTAACCAGTTTGGATGACTTGATGCAATTATTTGCGCGGATTACTCCATTGTAATCCGCGCAAATTTCACCTTGAGGACTGACCTATGCAATCACTGACCACCCGAAGCCCCAATGGCCTGACCAATGCAGCTCCTTGGCAGGCCCTTGGCAATTTTGGCGCTCCTGACCCCACTTGGGCGCAGCTGTATGCCAATGATTTTATCACTTACGCAGCGGCTGACTGGATAATCACTCTTGTCGGCGCTCCCACAAATGCGCTTACTTCGGCTGATGGTGGAGCACTGCTCACCACAACCAGCACTGGCGCGACTGACTCCTCCTTCCTGCAGCTCACGACGGCCTCCTTCAAGCTCACCAGTGGCAAACGCACATTCTTCAAGTTCGCTGGCGCACTCTCTGACGCTACTGCTTCTACGTTCATTGCCGGCCTGCAGGACATCGACTCCACTCCTCTCGATGCTACTGATGGCATTTGGTTTCTGAAAACGGCGGCGCAAACGGGCTTTGTGTTGAAGTCAGTTGTGGGCGGGGTTATCACTAGCGTGGCTCTCCCAGCTTCCTGCGTGGCAGTCAATAATGTGCAATTCGAACTGGGCTTTGAAGTAGACCCGCAGGGGAATATCTTTGCGTTCTTCAACCCATCGACTGGCGCAAATGCTATCGCTTCCGGCCAGTTTCGCGGCCCTGTAGCCTCTATCATGGCCCCTTCCCTCACCACAGCCCTTCTCACTCCCTCCTTTGGGCTGCAGAATGGTGCGGCAGCGGCCAAAACCCTCACTACCGACTACATTGTCGCAGTGCGTGAGCGCTAACAGTCATGGCTAACGCTACCTCAATTCAACTGATGCTTGATGGGCCGCGCAATGCTGTCATCAAGCTCGAAGGGGTGCTGGATACTTCTGACGTAGCACAAACTGTTGTGGTAGACCCAGCAACTCTTTGCGGCATAGATAACACTCTTACCGTGAAAGCTGCTGGCTTTACCATCGACCGGATTGTGTATAACGTGGAGGATACTCTAGCAGTGCTACTGTTCTGGGACGCTACGGTTCCAGTGAGTATTGAAGAACTTACTGGTCGTGGGCATATGGAGTATAGGCGCACTGGAGGATTACCCTCCAACGCAGGTGCAGGGAAGACTGGGAAAATCCTAATGGCTACCCAAGGGTGGACAACAGGGGCAATCCTTTCCTACTCTGTGGTGCTGGAACTTCACAAGACGCAATCGTAGTAAACTGGAGGCCATATGGCAGCAAAACCGAAGCACAAAACCCCATCGAAGACTGCTGTGGCAGCTCCATCGGGGAAAACTGTCGTAGCATCCATGCAGGCTATGGCAAAGCAGATGAACGCCAAGGTGGCTTCCAGCTCCAAAAGCTCCTCTGGGGCCAAGGGTAAGTAATGGCTACCAGCGGCACTTACGGTTTCACAATGACCAGGGATGATGTTATCGCAGGGGCCTTGCGGCTTGTCGGAGCGTATGATCCCAGCGAAAGCATCCCTCAAGAGGACATTACGACTTGTGCGGTGGCCCTGAACCTGCTGGTGAAGGACTTAGCACGGAATGAACTCCCACTGTGGTGCGTGGTGGATGTGCCAGTTCCGCTTCTTGCCGGAGTCATCGCGTATGACCTCTCCGCAGCTAGTGGTACTACCCTCCCATTGAGGGTTCTGGACTGCTACATACGGGATGCTGTAGGGAATGATACTCAGCTTACTATTAGCTCCCGGTATGACTACGACAGACTGGGAAATAAACTCCAACCAGGCGTGCCTAACCAGGTCTACTACGACCCGCAACTTGGGGCAGGGATGTTATATGTGTATAATGCCCCCGCTGACAGTACGCACACCTTGCACGTAGTGATTCAGCGGCAACTCCAAGACTTCAATCTTGCTACTGACACTCCAGACTTCCCTCAAGAAGCTTTCCGACTGCTCAAGTGGTGCCTGGCAGATGAGGTAGCACTGGAGTACCAGACCCCGGCAAGTATGCGGCAGGAAATTGCGGCACGAGCGCTGGCTTTGCGGGAGAACTACGCGGCATCGCTGCAGGAGCAGGTGTCAGTGAGGTTTACTCCTGGTATGAGGGTTCGCTGAAATGTTGCCAGTTTTGTCAGCTCCAGCTCCAGCAACTTCCTACTTCTTGCGGTTGGTGGCTGAAAAAACTGGAGTAGACCTAACTCAATCCCCCTCAGAGGAACTCATCCGCTCCCTGATCGTTGACTTTGAGACTCAGATGACTCAGGCTGTTGTCGATGGTCAGCTGGTGGATGACTCTCCTACCTATCCACTGTTCCATCATTTTACTGATGGGGCATATGCAAGGGAGATACACATCCCAGCAGGACACGTAGTAGTAGGAAAAATTCACAGACATAACCACTTCCACTTCCTCTCGAAGGGCAGGGTGACTGTTCTCACAGAAAAAGGTGGGTTGGAGGAATATACTGCTGGAGGAATTATGATCTCTCCTGCTGGTGTTAAACGCCTCCTTGTGACACATGAGGACACAGTGTGGACGGTGATACACGTGACCAAGGAAACTGATTTGGACAAAATTGAAGAAGCTGTAATCGCAAAAGATTTTGAAGAGCTGGGGCTTATAGCAGCTCCATTACAACTCTTACTAACTAACACTGAAGAGGTATAATTATGGCTTGGGCTGCTATTGGAGGTGCTGTTGCGGGAGCAGCTGTATCTGGTATATTTTCCTCTGGTTCTTCTGGTTCCTCTGGTTCAGGCTCGGGCTCTGCGCCAGCGATGGCAGACCCATTCGCAAGCCAGCGTGCTCAATATCAGCCGCAACTTGCCGCTCTGATGAACACAGGTGACCCTTCCGCTGCCATGCTGCAGCCTGGGTATCATTTTCAAAATCCTGCAGGCCCGTCCTGGTGGGAGCAGTCCCAGCCCGGCTACCGGGCTCCAGTGGCAAGTCAGCCGCAACCACAACCGCAACCGCAAGCTCCGCAGCAGCCGCAGCCATCTCCGCAGCAACAGAAGCAACCTGCCGACTTGCAGGAATTGCTGCAAATTCAACATGATCAGCGAGGGATGGGCCCAGATATGGCTGGGTTTAACCCGAATTTCCTCATTAACTGGTTACAGTCTCAGGGGATTACTCCCACAGCTTCCACAGCCCCCACGACAAGTCAACAGCAACCTGTAGCTACCCATCAAACTCCAGTGGCAGGCCAGCCACAACAGACACAACCTGCTACACGTTCACCGTTTCAGAATGAAGTTGGCCCGCTCCCGCTCTCACAGTCTCTGCCTGACTCCCCCAGTGGGCAGTCTACGACTAGCTACCCCAGTGGGCAGTCTGTGGCTGGCGGCAACACCCAAGCTATGCTACAACCTGGGTATAACTTCCAAACCTCCGATCCAAGTTATGCCTGGCGATTGCAGCAAGGGCTGAGTACTCTTCAGCGAGGGCTGGCACAAACAGGTCAGACTGCCAGTGGAAATGAAATGGCTCAGTTGCAACAATACGGCCAGGGGATGGCTTCACAAGAATTTTCCAACGAGTTCAATCGACAGCACTCCTCCCAGGCTCTCACTGATCAGGAGGCTGCAACTACCTTTAACCAACATCAAGCTGCGCAGGCGCTGACAGATCAAGAATTTTCCAATCTGTTTAACATGCAGCAAACTGAATACGCGAATCAGTTTTCCAGATTGGCTCAACTATCTGGAGCAAATGTTGGGAGCCCTGGCGCCGCTGGGCAATTGCAGGCAATGCAAAATATGCAGCAACAGCAAGCAGCAAGTGCTGTTGGAAATGCTGTTGGAAATGCTGCTGGGAATTGGCTTGGTAACTACATGGGCGACAACAGCACAACTCCTGCTTCTGGGCCTGCTTTCCCGGTAACCCAAGCTGGCTATCAATTCAATTCCCAGCCAATTCTTTCTGGTGGGACTGACCTCAATGCCTTCGCTGGTTATAATTTTTAATAGGGGGTTCAGACAATGGGCGGATTCTTCCAAAATCTCGGTCTGCAAGCCGGGTATAATATGATCTATGGGCAGCAGCAAGCGCAAACCCAAGCGGATACGGAGCTGAAGCAACAGCAAGTGGTCGCGGCAAAGGCGCAGCTTGCACAGCAGGCGCAACTCACTGACGTGCAAGCGAAAGTTGGCCAGTTGGCGCAGATGGAACTCGCTGGTATTAAGGATGACGTGGAAGCTCCAGTGCAAAAGGCAGACTTTGCCATGAAGGCTGCTACAAAGCTGGCAGCCGCAGGGGACTTGCAAGGTGCTTCCGCATGGCGACAGCAGGCGGAAGCCTACACGAAGCAAGGGAAAGAGGTCAGAGAAGAGGCCGTACAAAAGCAAACAAAAGCCACGGAAGACCTTTCGCAGGCGGCTCTTGCCTTCAAAACTACCCCATCTGCGCAGAACTATGCCCAACTCTCCACAGCTCTTGCTCGCAGTGGAGAGGATATTTCCAAGATGCCACCGCCCGGTGACCCAGCGCTGCTCCCGTTTGTAAATACACAGATAAACAAGGGCATGAAAGTCTCAGAACAACTTAAGTTCGCCGCTGGAGAAGCTGATAAAAAAGACCAGCGAGATGAAACTGCAAGAAGTCATCGTGAGAACGAAGCCATACGGCTGGAGACTGCTCGTAACAATGCTGCTTTGCGCCGGGAAAGGCTGGAACTTCATAAGATGACTATGGGGCTTTTAACTGGTGGCGCGACCTCTAAGACTGAGAAAGACTCTGCAGCAGCTATGGTAGCCCAAGGTGCGCCGCTGACGCAGGTTGTTCCCGGCTTTGGCCGCTCTGCAGTTATGAAGCGCATAGAAGCCCGGAATGATGGGATTGCGCAGATTATGAAGGAGACCGGGATGAACGCTGCTGAAGCCGGAACGGAACTAGCCAATCGCCAGATTAACTATCGTGCAAAATCTTCCAGTTCTACCGCAGGTGCTCGTACAGCCGCAACTGTCGTAGCTAATCTGGAGATTGCCTCGAATGAAGCAAAGCAGATGATTCAAGTCGCTCGTGATCTGGCCTCAAAAGTAAATGTTGGGCAGTTCAAATCCCTCAATGCCATCGAGAATGCTGTGAAGCGTGGGACTGGTGATGCCAATATTGTGAAACTTGATACTGCACTGAATTCATTAGTAAACTCTTATGCCAGGGCTATTAACCCTAAAGGCATCCCAACAGTAAGTGATAAGGAGCATGCTCGTGCAACTGTGGACGCGGCACTTTCCAGTGGCCAATTGAGTGGAATTTTTGATGTAATGGACACGGAAATGACAGTCGCGCTTGGGGCAGCGAAGCATGTATCAACTGGTGCGACTACACAGGAGCATTCAGCTCCGACTCCTGCTGCCGCTTCTGCAACTTCCTCAACCCTCCCCGCTGGTTGGCACTAAGGAACTCCCATGCCTGAATATTCTTTCACTAGCCCAGAAGGTAAGGCTTACAGTATCACTGGCCCTGAAGGCAGCACCCGCGAGCAAGCCTTTCAGCTGCTTCCAGTGAAGTATCCTGAGCTGAAAGGGCAGCCGGGATTTGAAGGGGCAAAGCCTTCAGCTCCCGGGGCTGCACCTGCCCCACAGCTCACTCCGCAGCAAGCTGCTAGGAAACGTGTAGAGGATATTTTCGCTAAATCTTCACCAAAACTCCCATTTCAGCCGGGTTATAGCGAAGGATTGTCAGAAATCCCTGATAAGTTCGGTGCTGCCGTTACTGATCTAGCCACAAAAACTGGAGCGAAACCTGAAATTGCCGCTGGCCTTGGTGTTGCTGCCAATCTGGGTACGCTTGCTGCACCTATTGGAGAAGGCGGGAAGTTGGCGAAAGCAGGTTTAGAGACCGTCACTGGCCTCACGGGGAAGGCTGTTGATCTCTATCGTGGGACAGCTGTTAAAGCCACTACAAAAGAGGCAGCGAATCTTGTGAAGGGAGAGGCCAACAAGCTCCTGGCTGGCGCCAAGAAATCTGGACTGGAGGAACTCGCTATTGCCCGGCACAATGAGCGCATTGCAGCAGATGCTGAGGCAGCTCGTGCTCACCTAGAGCAGCAACTTAAAGCCGCCTCTGCTAAAGGTACACAGTCTTTTGGAGCCACTGGCGACCTCATTCGGGATGCCGTAAAGATTCAAATGGGGCAAGCAGCGGCCTACCGCGCGCAACAGGGTGAGATGCTGTTCGGTGCGGCTAAAGAGGCTGCGCTGAAAAAAGAGGCTGCCGGCTCCTATCTCAACACTGCTGATGCCTTTAAGCCTGTGGATGAGTTGCTGGCGAACGTGAAGGGCGTGTCAGGCCTCGAAAAGAAGATTGAAGACATGGCACAGCTCCTTCGGCCTCGTGAGCAGGAGGCCGGCGAGGCGCTGTTTCTGGATGCCTCTGGTCATCCTCTTATTGTTGGGCCTGCAAAATCTACCCCCATCACCTTCGAGCAGGCAGAAGTCGCGCGTCGGTATCTGAATGATATTGCCTATGGGGCTGACTTGGAGGGGTATCCAGCTATTGCCAGGACTGCTGCGAAGGAAGCAGCAAAGAAGCTCGATGCTGCGATGGGGGAGTTTGTGCCTCAGTTTAAGTCCTATAAGCAAGGCTGGGCGGAGCTTTCCAAGCCACTGGAAGCAAAAGGAACTAGGTTCGGGAAGGCTGTGTTTGGGGCCGAGGGCGGGGTTAAGTCTGATGCATATCAGAAAATCTCCTCTGAGCAACTCCCGGCTAAGTTTTTCTCGAACTCTGAGGGGGTTAAGGCATTGATGGACTCCCTTGCTGGGGGGAAAGGTGCCCCAGAGGAAGCGCGAACACATGCTTCAAAGCTGGTGCAGGATCTGGCGATGAAATACTTTATGGAAAAAACTCGCCCAATGGAGGGGGCTGCACTGGAGAAATTCGTGCAATCCCCAGAAGTTCGGGACACTCTGGGAGAGCTGCCAAAGGTGGGAGCGGCGCTGAAGGGGAAAGCCAGCGGAATGACGGCGCGTGAGCAGGGGATTCGAACGCTGGCTGATCAAGCAAAGACAGCCCAAGCTCAAGCACAGGTGGCTCAAGCGCGGAGAGCTCAGGTGCTGGCACAGCGACAAGCCCTCGCAGCAGACCTTTCACGGGCTGATGTGCTCGCGGCCAGCAAAAGCCTCAAGGGGCAGTCCGAAGCTGCGACGGCCTACAAGCAGATTCTCACCAAAGCCCACAAGAATGGGACGATTCCTACTGAGAAATACCAGGCAATCATGACTGTGTTCGACCAGCTGCAGTCACAGAAGGAGGCAGCGGACTTCGTGCGAAAGGCTGCCCATGCGACAATGTGGCTGACTGGGGCAGGTGTTGTAGGTGGGGAGGCAGTTATGCACAAAATTGCAGCGCATTAGGGGCAGTTTGCGCAAGTAGGGGTTGCACACTGCTTTCGCCAGCATTACAATTGCATTGGGCGGTGAGGGCGGGGAATACTGAGAAGGAATTAAAGGTTATTGGCGCGGATTACAACAGAGTAATCCCCACGAATAACTCTCCCCTCCCCCTCAGCAGTGCGCGGCAGAAAGGCTCCTACCATCCCAGCGCCTCTGCCCCCTTCCCTTCTCCCTTCTTCTGCGCTACCCTCTCCCTATGAAAATCCTACTGATCGACGCAATGGCAGCCTTCCTCGACTTCGCACTCCGGGCAGAAGCCCAGGGGCATGAAGTCCGGCTCTGGCTCCCCAAGGAAAAAGACGGCTCGCACAACACTGTCGGCGATGGGCTGGTGACAAAAGTCCCTGACTGGCGGGGGAGTATGAATTGGGCTGATCTCATTGTACTCAGCGACAACGCACGGTTCCTGGGTGAGCTCGAACCCTGGCGCCGGAAGGGTTATCCGATATTCGGGCCAGGGAAGGAAGGCGCGAGCTGGGAACTCGAACGCGGCACTGGGCAACAGGTACTGGAAGCCGCTGGTATTGCCTGCATCCCCTCTCATGTGTTCTCAGGCTACAAGGAAGCCATTGAGTTTGTAACTGGAACTGGCAAACGCTATGTTTCCAAGCCCACAGGCGACGCGGACAAGGCCCTCAGCTACGTTTCCAAAGGCCCAGCGGATATGCTGTTCATGCTGGACTACTGGAACAGGACGCAGAAGGTGAAAGTCCCGTTCTTGCTGCAGGAGTTCATCCCAGGAATTGAGATGGCGGTCGGGGGCTGGGTCGGGCGGGATGGCTTTCTGGGGATGTTTCTGGAGAACTTCGAGTTCAAGAAGCTCATGCCAGGGGACGTAGGGGTAAATACTGGGGAAATGGGCACGGTGATGAAATACTGCCCAATCGAGGAAAGTAAGCTGGCGCAGGAAATGCTCTTGCCGCTGGAAGCTCAGCTCATCCGTCAGGGCTACACCGGCTACATCGACGTAGCAGTCATTATTGACAAGAAAGGCAAGCCCTGGCCCCTGGAATTCACCACCCGCCCTGGCTGGCCCCTGATGCAAATTCAGCAAATCCTGCATCCAGATGTGGCAGGATGGATGTTGGATGCAGTCAACGGCAAGGATACATTTAGGCCCTCCGGGCAGATTGCGGCTGGCTTCGTGGTGGCTCACGCTGACTTTCCTTTCAACAAACTCCCCCGTGCTACCGTGAGCGGATTCCCGGTCTGGGGTATCACTGACAGCAACCGCTATTTCATTCACCCCAGTGAGATGAAACTTGGCATGGCACCAGACTTCTCCTCAGGCTCTCTCAAGCACGTTCCTTCGCTGGTGAGTGCAGGGCAGTATCTCCTTACAGTCAGCGGAAGGGGTTGGAGCGTGAGGGAGGCTGTTGCGGGGGCCTTTTCCAGGGTGAAGCAATTGGAGGTGCCAAATTCTCCAGTGTATCGGATTGATATTGGGGAAAGGCTGGAGAAGCAGTTGCCAGAATTGCAAGAGTTTGGATATGCGGTTTCGTGGGAGTGGCAATGATGAGGAAAGGGGGGAAGGAAGCGCGGAAAGGGGCCTTACGGGGGCCGGTGTACGGAATAGGCGCTTTGGTATGGATCGGGCTCGCCATCGCAAGGATGACCTCTTATAGCTGGAGAGTTACTTCCCCCTATTACAGCCCTGTAATCCGCGCGAGTAACCCTTCCCTATGAGCCGCGCTGACTACTTCGCCCCAGGCCAATGGAACTTCTACTGCGACCTCTGTGGCAGGAAGAACAAGTCTGGGAACGCAATGCTGACTTGGGACGGGCACTATGTCTGCAAGGAGCACAAGGAAGTTCGGAATCCCCAGGATTTCGTCCGTGGGGTGGTGGCAGAGGCTGCAATTCCTTGGCGCAGATCATACTCACAGGCGACTATCTACGGTGGATGGTTTGCTCTGGGCATACAGACAGCCTCTTTATCGGGATTCGGGACTGGCCAGTGGCCTCCGAGGGGACTGCTGCTTTAGCGTTTCAGTCCCCAAAAATGGCAATAGCAGCATAGGATTCACAAGGAGATTCCCGCATGGCAGGTATAAATGAGTTTCAAGCCTTCGCTACAGCACCAGGGGCCAATGTGCTTGCACCAGCGACCTACGCGGCACTGCCGATTGTGGCCACAGGGTTTATGGATGGCATTGCAATAACGGAGCAACTTAATACTGTCTGGCGGCAGTCGTCGTTCATCGCAGCCGCGGTAGCGCAGATTGTTGCGAATGGGGGACTGAATGCGCTGGATGATGGGAATGTAGCTGGGTTTACGAGTAACTTTCTGATGGCTTTGGCAGCCCAATTGCCAGTTGCAGTAGACGTTACGAGTTTTAACACCCGCACAGGTGCAGTGACTCTGACTTCTGCTGACGTCACAACTGCATTGGGGTATGCACCAGCTTCCTCCACGGCTGTTGTTAGCAGTTTCAACACCCGTACAGGTGCAGTAACGCTGACCTCTGCTGATATCACCGCGGCACTCTCTTACGTTCCAGTAGCTCCCGGGGCATACACGTCCAGCAGCCTGACCATGAACACTGGAAGGCTACTGGGAAGATCTACTGCGGCAACAGGAGCGGCGGAGGAAATTGCAATAGGGGCTGGATTGAGTTTGTCAGCTGGAACCCTTACGGCTACTGGAGGTGGAGGTGCAACTGCGTGGGCTATAAAAACAGCAGCCTATACTGCGGTGCCAGGTGATCATCTAGCAACAGATACAAGTGGCGGGGCGTTTACCGTGACGCTTCCTGCTACGCCCACAGCTGGAAATTACGTCGAGTTCTCTGATGGCGGCGGCGCTTTCCAGACAAACAATCTGACAATCGGCCGGAATGGCAGCACCATCATGGGCCTCAGTGAGGACATGACGCTGTCCACCAACAATATCAGTGTTGGCCTTGTCTACAACGGAACCACCTGGAGAATCTACTAATGAGTGATCTGAAGCAATTCCTTAACCTCGGTTTCAGTCGCCGGGCGGTTATGTATGTACAGAGCAGCAAGACTATTACCGCACAATTTTCTGGGATGTACCGTATTACAGCAATTGGCCCTGGAGGATCTGGTGCGGCAATATCAGCTGCCACTGCCGCGGCTTCTGGTGGCGCGGCAGGTGGCAGCTGCATCAAAGAGATGTATATTGCGGCAGGGACATCCATTGTCTGCACGATCGGAGCTGGCGGTGCGACTGCTGCTCCGGCCGCTGGTGCTGCAGCGAACGGCAACGCAGGCGGAACTACGACCGTTGCTATCGGTTCTACGACCCTGACAGCCAATGGCGGCGGGGGCGGATTGCAAGCTGCTGGTGCGGTTTCCGGTGCCTCTGGCGGCACGGCCTCTGGTGGTGACGTAAACCTGACAGGTGGAGGAAGCGGCGCAGTTACTGCATCCAACAATGGGGCAACAGGTGGCGGGGCGGTGAATATCGGGTCGGGCGCTTTTGCCAGCGGCAGTGTCGGAACCAACTTATATATGAGCGGTGGGGCAAGTGTAACTGCGACTTCGGTAGCTACTACTTATACAAGCCCTGGCGGTGGTGCTGGCGTTGGAGGGTCAAACAGTGGCACTAGCGGTGGCCCAGATGCGCTTGGCTACTCTGTTGCGGCAGGAGCTGGGAATTTTCCCATTGGGTTAGTGCTGCCCATTTTCCCTGCGCTGGGCGGCGGTGGCGCAGGTTCAACTACTACCGCAGGTGCTGGCGCTAATGGCGCGGGCGGCGGAAGCGCATCATCTACCGCCGGTGCTGGTGGATGGGGCGGGGGAGGGGGAGCATCGCTTTCAAACTCCGCTGCCGTGACAGCAGGAAAAGGCGGAGTTGGTGCGGGCGGTGGTGGTTCTGCTACTATTAGCACTTCCTACACAGCAACCTCTGGTGCTGGCGGCAATGGCATAGTGATCCTGGAGTATTAAAATGCGATACGAAATCCTTGACGCAGTAAACGGTAATGTGGTCAATACAATTGATGCCAGCGAAGATTTCTGCGCTGCGAATTACCCATTCTATAGGTTAGCTGTAGGCACCATTGTGGCCCCTCCCAGTATTCGCACGCTAACCAAACTTGAGTACATGAATCGCTTTACAGATGCGGAACTTGCTGGAATCTACACGGCAGCTAAATCAGTAATACAGATTGAAGTTTGGCTGGATAAGTTCAAGCTCGCGGAGGAAATAAACCTTGATGATTCCGCAACAATTGCGGGAGTGCAGGCGCTGGAAGCTGCTGGACTACTCGCCACAGGAAGAGCTGCGGAAATCTTGGCATGAAGCAGGTTCTATTCCACCTAAAGCAAATTCTAATTGCGCTGGATCAGTTTTGCAACACACTACTGTGTGGCTATGCAGATGAAGCATTTTCAGCCAGATGCTGGCGAGACGGCAAGAGGAGCAAAGTCTGGAATGCTGTTAGAATTACTGTAGATTGTATTTTTTGGTTTGACAGACAGCACTGTTTCGCCAGCTATGTTGATGAGTTCGAGCGCAAGCAGTTGCCAAAGGAATATCGTGGAAACAATTCGCACTGAACCAGCTACAAGAAGCTGCTGAGAACTAATATCCTTTCACAAACATGGAAATGCAGATGGGACAATCAATCATAAACTGGCTATTGGCCAGTTTTGGGGCGCTAATCGGGTTCCTGCTCAATGCTGTCTGGCAGGCTGTGAAAGACTTGCAAGTGGCAGACAAAGAAATGGCGGATAAGGTTGGCCAGATCGAGGTGCTGGTGGCGGGGAACTACCTTCGGCGGGATGACTTCGAGCACACAATAGAGGCGCTTTTCAAGAAGCTGGACAAAATCGAAGACAAGCTGGATGGGAAGGCGGACAAATAGAGGCGGAGCTGGCAGTAAGTACCATCGTGTATTCTCTTAAAACAGGGTTTTGGACTAGGAAGTAACTATCATGGGAACTGTAACGATACCACAATTGCCGGCTGCGGGGACACTGACTGGAAATGAGTTAGTAGTACTGGCGCAGGCAGGTGCGATGAAATCAGCCACTGTGGCAGCGGTATTGGCAACTCAGGGGATTTACCTTAGCGTAGCGCAGGCACAAGCTGAATTTGCGGCACTTGGGGGTTCCCCTAGTCAAAACTTCGCTGTAAATGCGCTGACTGCCAGTGCTGATTCTGTTATTCATGGAGTAAATATCGGCACTGGGAGCGGGGGAATAGCCTCTAATACAAGAGTAGGCTTAAATGCACTTCAGAATAATACAACTGGCTATAATAACACAGCGAATGGCTGGGGCGCGCTCTTCAGCAACACAACTGGAGCCCAGAACACATCGCTTGGCTGGAACGCACTTTATAATGTTACGACTACCTCTAGTAATACAGCGACTGGTGCGTATGCATTGTACAGCAATACAACTGGCTATAGCAATACAGCGAATGGTGTAAATGCGCTTTTTGGCAACACAGCTGGCAGCTACTGCGTAGCGATGGGTACGAATGCACTTCTTCATAATACAACTGGCTCTGGTAACACAGCTATAAGCCCACAGAACGCATCAGGCGCTTATGCACCAGTATTCGACCCAACTACAGAAACCAACCGCATTTGCATGGGGTCTACGGCAGTAACTAATGCGTATATTCAAGTAGCCTGGACAGTAGTTTCTGATGAGCGTGATAAGGCTGAGTTTGCGCCAGTACCTCATGGCTTAGACTTTGTAACCAAACTGCAGCCAATTGCCTATCGTTACAGAATAGACCGCAGCACAGCAGAATGTCATGGCCCTGTTCGCTATGGATTCAAAGCGCAGGACGTGCTGGCGCTTGAAGGGGCTTCACCAGTCATTGTTGATGCTGAGGATGCGGAAAAGTTACGTCTGAATGATCAGTCAATGCTTGCTGTTTTGGTAAAGGCAATACAAGAACTCAAGGCTGAGTTCGATGCTTATAAAGCAACTCACTAGGCTACTGCTATGAGACTTCCGCTGGCAATTGATATCGAGTCGAGAAATGGGCTGCCCATGTCGGATTCCTACATTCTGAATGGCTACGTGCAGACAGTCAGTGGAGTGAAGAAGGTATCGAAGAGGCCGGGATTGTCTTTGGTACATCAGTTTTCTGCCGGCACTGGGCAGGGGGCTTTCACAATGTCAGGAAATAGCTATGCGGTTATTGCTGACAGTATTGTGCTGCTTGCGGCCCCTTGGACTTCCTGGGCGATTCCCACTGTAACCGTAGCGGGGCTGCAATATCAATTCGTCGCTAACCCTCCTTACATCACAACGCCGTATGTGGTGCTGAAGTCCACTGCAGGTATGTGGCAGTTTGATGGGACTACCGTGTCTAAGGTGACTGACCCTGACTACCCAGCAACTACAGTTCCCGGTGTGGCCTATCTGGATGGAGCATACTACATCAAGACTCCTACAGGTAGAATCTACGGCTCTGACTTGGCTAACCCACTTTCGTGGACTGCGCTGAACTTTCTTACCGTCTCCGATATGACTGGAGTTTCAGTCGCAATTGGGCATTACCTTACGTATCTGGTGAGCTTTAGCCAGTACTCGACCACATTCTATTGGGACACTGGAAGTCCACCACCAGGAAGTTCTTTAGGCTATGCGCAAAATCTCACGCAGGCCATCGGATGTGCTTCTGCCGGCTCGATAGCAAAGTTGGGAGATGCAGTGTTCTTTCTTTCGCAAACTCTCACTGGCCGTTCAGTGTCGATGATCTCTGGAGCACAGATTACTCCAGTGTCTACCCCAAGCATTGACAGTATATTGGATTTGGATGACTTGTCAGGAGTGTATGGGTATTCCCTTGCAATTGGCGGGAGATTGTTTTACCTCTTGTCACTGGTAAAAAGTGCTATCACACTGTGCTATAACCTTACTGAAAATCATTGGACATACTGGTCAAGCGGGAAGACTACAGTTGCAGCTCCAGTGAGTTTGACGCTTGAAAGTGACCTGGCTACTGTTACAGGAACGGCGACAAGCACGCTCCCTACAGCGGGGGAATACGTAACGATTACTGGAGCAACGAATACTAGCTTTAATGGGACATTTCTGGTAGCATCAGCAACTGCAACAAACTTTACCTATACTGTTATAATTGCTGCGTATTTGCTGGACTCCTATGGGAATATCTTAGTCACTGAAAAGGGGGATGCACTACTTGAGGAGATTCCTCCAACTGCCGGAGTTATTGCAGGAAGTTGTCAAATGAGTATCAGCTTCAACTCATATTTTACTGCTGTCGCCTCTGCAGGAAATAACCTTCTGCTAGATGTTTCAAGCGGGGCGGTGGAGAAACTGGACACAGGTACTTACAGTGACCATACTGGCCCAATTGATTTTAATATTGTAACTAAGAATCTTTCCCCAGGAGGGACTTCGACATTGACTCGGATTACTTCCGCTGAAGTAAGGGGGGATAAAGTCCTAACGACTGGATATTTGCGATATTCAGATACAGACTATGAGACCTGGGCAAGTTTCCGCGCGCTCTCTATGCAGTCTCCCAGAGCCAGAACACTGAGACTTGGGGCAACACGCCGCAGGGCTTTTCACTTTCGCCATGTGGATGACACGCCACTGCGCGTAGAGGAGCTCCTGATAGGAATTGGTGGAGCTGATGTCGCAGCACAGCCTACTGGAGGTTGATGATGGGATTTATTACGCTGCCTCCTGCCCCTCAAGGCGTGGAGAAGGTGACTGCAGTACCTTGGGTGACTTGGTTTACAATACTGCAGAAGGGGCTGACTTCCAATGCACCGATGCAAATGCCAGTGTATACGCTAGCAACGCTGCCTTTGGCAAGTGGGAGTATTGGAAAGTACATCGAGGTGTCAGATGCTACTGGTGGGGCAAAGCTCTGTAGGAGCGATGGGGCGAACTGGTTGCTAGTGAATACGACTACAATTGTAAGCTAAGGCTGGAGGAGATGGAGATGGGGATGGAGAAGGTACTGTTGGACGACTGGAAATGGGTAGTCAGGAACGCTTGGAGCTTCCGGTTAATGCTGCTGGCGGCAGTGCTTTCTGGGGTTGAAATGGCATTACCGATTGTTGGGGACAGGCTGCCACAGATGCTGTTTGCAGGGCTCACCTTTGTGGTGACTGTGGCTGCTCTCATTGCGAGGCTTTTGGTGCAGCGCCGGGAAGCCGAAGAGGGCATTGCTGTGGACTCTGGAACTGAGGAACTCTGATGGCGCCGGAGAATCGCAGGCGTGCTGCAATTGCCGGGCTGGTGCTGAGCGCCGCAGGACTTGTAGCTATTGTGGGGCAGGAGGGGTACAGTGACAAGGCAATTATTCCCGTTGCAGGAGATGTTCCGACAATAGGATTCGGGACGACTGCTGGGGTGCGGCTGGGAGATACTACAACCCCTCAGCGGGCATTGGGGCGAGCATTGCGGGATATTAGCACCTTTGAAGGGGCACTGAAGCAGTGTGTACACGTACCGTTGGCGCAGGGGGAATATGATGCTTTTGTGGGACTGGCCTACAACATCGGGGGGAAGGCTTTTTGCGATTCGCGGCTGGTGCAGAAGGTGAACGCTGGGGACTACAAAGGGGCGTGTGGGGAGATTCTTCGCTGGACACGCTACCAAGGCAAGGACTGTGCGGATGCCAGGTATAGGCATCTGTGTGGGGGACTTGTAGTGCGTAGGCAGCAAGAATACAAACAGTGTATGGAAGGGTGAGGGGGTGAGGAATGGACAATAGGACGAAATATTATCTGATCGGGGGAGTTGTTGTGGTTATTGCAGCCACAGTAGCGATTGTGAATTTCTCCTGGGCATTGCTGAAGCCAGTGGTGAGTGAGCCAAAGCCGGATGTTGCGGTACTGGCAGCGGCGGCCCCACAGGTGCGCAGGGATGTAACGGAAGATGTAGTGGTGCCTGCTGCAAAGGTGCGAGCGTACAGGCCGGCGGTGAAGCACAAGTTGAAACTTCCACAGACCGTACAGGATGACGCGGCGCAGTCGGTTGTGAGTGCGAGCCAGGTGGCAGCAAATGACCATCCGCAAACTGTAACTGCGGTGTTGGACACAACGACTGGAGTCACCACGCAGTATGTGAAGGAAGAGCCACTGCCTTGGGTGGGTGTGCAGCAGCACTCAGAGGCGGGGATGTATGCTGGGGTGCAGGGTGGGATGCCAGCAGTGAAGGCGTATGTACGGCAGGAATTACTGCAAGTGAAAGCCCTGCACTTGGGAGCTATTGCTGAAGCTACACAAGTGCAGGGGAGAAGGCTGGATACCTTTGCGGGATTTGGTGTCTGGGCTAGGTGGTAGCCAGTAGCCTACTCACAATCCCCCCAGCTTTTCTCACTACTGACAATCCCCACCGGAATCACAAGCGGGTCACTATAGGGAATAACAATCTGCGCTTCCTCTACGATTCTCTCCAGCCAGTGCTCCTTGCCTTCTATGGGTACCTGCCCCATCAGGGAGTCATGGACTTGGAGTAGGACTTCAGCCTCCGGCAAGTTGTTGTGGATGTTGACATAGGCACGATTGATGAGACAGCCTACTGTTGACTGTGGTATCCATGCGACTGCCTGATTGAAGATAGTCCCTTCTATCTTGTCGAAGAAGTGTATGCGATAGCCAAAGGCATTTTGCACGTACCGGCGACCACTGACCTGCTTCTTGATATCCTCTTGCCAGCGTTTGATTTCCGGTGCAAGCCCGAAGTACCATTTCTGGATTCGCTCTGTTTCATGCACAAGCAGTCCGATGCGCGGGGCAATGCCATCCGCGGTTCCCAGATAGTTTGTTCCATGGCACAGTGATTTGAACATGCCATATTCCCTGGGATGTGACTTCTTTGTCATGCTGGGGTTGTGGTAATACTCCCGCATGACTTCAATGTAAGGCTTCCTGCCATTGGCGAAGTGGTCTTTCATCCACTTGCAGTCACTCTCCCATGTCACAATTCGCAAGTCGGCACTGTCTAGGTCAATGTCGAACATG